TGCAGCAGGAAGTGGAGATGTTATATGTAGTTCGTTTTTGTTAGGTGGTTCTGGTATTGATACAAAATTCGTAACAGCACAAGTATCTGCAGGAGAAGGAGAAACAGACTGGATTCTTTCAGCTGGTTCGTCTTATTTAATTAAGTTTGACAATATCGCAGGAAGAGCAGCTACAGTTGTCTGGGATGCAAAATCACACACACATTTAAATGGTGCATAATCATGGCAGGCAGATACGAATTTGAAATCAAACAGTTTTTATTAGAAATGAGAGATATAATAAAATCCTCAGAAAATGTTGTTAACAACACTGGAATTAAATTTGACCCACACTTATTCATGCTCTGGAGAATGAGGAAATAAAAGGTTCTAATATGGTTTTTAAACAAGGTGAACCTTCACCAAATAAAGGCAAGAAAGGTTTACAAGGCGCTAATAAAACATCTTTCAAAAAAGGGCAGACACCTTGGAATAAAGATAAAAAAATGCCCGCACATTGTGGGTTTCAAAAAGGAAACCAATTGAGTAAAGGGGTAAAAAGGAAACCTCGTTATGGTAAAGACAGTTCAAGTTGGAAAGGTGGAAAAGCTAAATTAGGTATAAGAATTAGAAAGTTAACAGACTATTCTAATTGGCGCAAAACCGTTTTTGAACGTGATGATTACACTTGCCAATTATGTGGTCAAAAAGGTGGATGGTTAGAAGTTCACCATAAAAAACCATTCCGTGAAATTTTAAAAGAAAATGATATTAAAACAATAGAATCCGCTGTTAAATGCATATTAATATGGGACATTGATAATGGCATTACTTATTGTAAAGAATGCCACAAAAAAGAAGATGTACATAGAAGATGAATGAAATGTTTCGTAGAAGAATATTGGGAATTAAAAACCGTGGTGTACGTATTGACACACAAACAGGACAATCAGTTCAAACAGCAAAGCATACTGGCGACATTGAATACGACTTAATTGGCGACACATCTATTTCAAACAAGTCCGAATATATAACTCCTACAAGAGAAAGAATACTTAACCCAAATTTATCAGTTAATTTAAACGAAATTGGTGAAAATGAGAATTTAATAAAACGAGTACCAAAAAGGAGATATATGAGGCTATAATATGTGCAAAACTTTTATTACGAAAAATATTTCAAATAAAGATATTTACGAGAAACTAATGAGTATAGAAGAACAGACTAAAATAACAAACGGAACAGTTAAATGGCATACAAAAGCAATAGCAGGATTGTTTACACTTGTTTGTGGAATGTTTGCATTGATAGGTTTATAGGTGTTATTATTCCAATTCCAAAACCAAAGAAAGGTGAAAAAGAACAAGAATTTATAAGTAGATGTATGAGCAATTCTATTATGAATAAAGAATATAGCCAAGAACAAAGGTCTGCTATTTGTTATAATCAATGGAGAACAAAAGAGGTGAATAAAATGATAAAATTTAATTACAGTGTACCTATTACTGAAATGAATGAAAAAGATTCTAAAGAATTTATAATTGAAGGAACTGCCATAAATGCAACAACTACTTCAAATAACCATAAATTTTTAGAAGAAGAATTACAAGCTTCAGCTGATACACTTTCGTCAGTTCCTTTGCTTAAAGACCATAAAAATGAAGTAGATTCAATTATGGGTAAAGTTACGAAAAGTGTATATGGAGATAAGAAAGTAACTTTCAAAGCAAAAGTTATAGATAAAACAGCACAAGAAATGATTAAAGATGGAAGGCTTAACAGTGTTTCAGTAGGCGCAGTAGTAAAATCATTTGACATAGACGAGGAAGATGAAAGTTACGTTGCAAGAGGTATAACATTCAGAGAATTAAGCTTAGTAGCTGTTGGTGCAGATGAGGGAGCAACATTTGGAATAGCCTTATCAGAAGCATATAACAGTACAAAAGAACAAAAGGTGGAACTTATAGACGACATAAAAGAAAATGTTCCTGAGCCAAAGGTAGAAACTGAAAAAACAGCACCTATTACGAAAGAGGAAGTTTCCACTATAGTAGCAGAAGCAATCGCAAAAGCAGTTGAAGCAATGGCAAAGGAATCTAAAACAGAGGAAGTAGAAAAGGATAAAGAAACAAAACCAGAAGAAAAAGAAGAAACAAAAGTATCCAAAGAAGCTGAAACTGAAGAAAAAGAGGAAGAACAGGACGAAGTTTCCGAAACATACAAAATTACACAGGGTTACGGAAGTCTTAAAGGCAGTTCTTTCACTGTTATGAGGGGATAAATATGGCAGTAGGAAATGAATTAGGCGTAGTCTGTCTTTTTGACGGGGAAAACCCACGTACATTTACGGCAGTAGCTATGGAAGCAATATCAGGCGGACAGTTTGTATATGTTTCAGGCGCAGACGGAACAGCACAAGTCGGTTCACAGGCAAATAGTTTTGCTGACGGCGATTTGGTAGTTGCAATAAAAGATAAATATGAACTATGTAACGGAATTGCACTTGGTAATGCAGGTTCAAACACTGAAGTTACAGTAGCAACAAGAGGAAACTATTTAGTTAAAGCAGGCGGAGCAATTTCAGGTGGAATGTTGGTTTCATGTGATGAAGATTGTGTAAACGCTATTTCAAGCGCAGCAGTTGGTTCCGAGTTTATTGGAATAATTGGCAGGTCACTGACTAACGCAGGAAGCGAAGACTATTGTTTAGTTTCGCTTAATATATAGGTGATAAAAATGGCATTTACAAGAATACAAGAATATATAACAAGGGACACAGGGGACTCTGGTACATTACTTATACCAAAGTTGATTATGCCTGTTCTTATTGATGAAGTAGATAAGCATTTGCTACCTAAAGAGTTAGCAGCTATTTATCAGACACCTGCTCAGACAGCAAATCAGGGTTCAAGTTGGAGTATTAATTTGGAAAAAGCTAATTCAATGGACATTAGAAAAGTAGGTGAAGGTGCAGAAATACCAATGGATGCACTTGAATACGATACTACTGTTACAATTGAACCAGTTAAATACGGCGTTTCAGTTAGAATAACAAGAGAGATGATGGAAGACGGTCAGTTTGACTTGTTTAGTAGACATCTTAAAACAGCAGGTAAACGCATGGCTGAGAAAGAGACTGAATTAATTATAACCGAACTTAACTCTACAACCAACACAGTAGGCGGCGGAGCAGCTATAACAATAGCTAACATTGCAGAAGCTATGAACTATCTTGAAAGGTATGACTATACACCAACAGATTTTTTGGTCGGTGACGAGGTTCTACAGGACATGAGAAACATAGACACTTTTGTTGAAGCAGATAAAGCTGGAAATACTGATATGATTAAATCAGGATTTCTTGGAACTTTGTTTGGTATGAAAGTAGCAAGGTTTAGCAGAAACGCAACACCTACACCAAGTACATACTGTAAATACGCTTATGTAATAGACAGAGATAATGCATACGTTGTATCTTATAAAAGGGATATAACTATTGAGAACTTTGACTTACCTACATTTGATATGCAGGGTGCAGCTATTACAATGAGACTTGATGTAGAAGCTCTAAGAGATTATGCAACTTGTGAAATAACTACAGCTTAGGTGAATTAAATGGCAACAACACCAACAAGCGCAGGTAGTTTAATCGGTTGTATAGATGGCATGAGCAATGGCGCACATGCTTCGGGAACTACACCAGCAGGTATTACATTTTGTTATGGAACTCCAGATAATTGTCTTACAGGACAGACTGGTAGCGATATAGCTTTTGATGTAGCTGGAAGAAATTTCTATATGTGTGAAGCGCAAAGCGGTTCTGAATGGATAAAACTGGTCAGTGGTGCTTAAATTAATGCCGTTACCCTTCGGCTAATAAAAGGGACTTTTTTTATTTTATGGTGATTAAATGAGTTTAAATACAATCGGTTCAATAGCTATTCATTTAGATAATAAATTTTCATTACCAGCAGCAGTTTCTGGTACAATGGTAGAAACAGTAGACCAAACACGACAATTTATAGCAAACTACGCTGGGGTTACAATTGGGTCAAATAACATTGATGCTAAATTTCAACCTGTTATATTAGACTTCGCTTCAGCAGATGCAATTGATTTAAAAATGGCACAGTCTGGTGGCGAGAAAATAAAATTAGGTGAATTATCCGTAGACGACAGTGGCGATACAATGAACGCCAAACAGTTTAGACTAATGGGAGAATTGAAACTTAAAAGCATTGGTAAAACGTTTACATTTGTACGTTCATTAAGTTGATTATATGAAAGATACATTAACATCAGGGTTTAATAACCTTTTAGACAAAGCAGGTAAAACAATTACAGTTAAATATTTTACACAGTCAATTGGCTCAGTTTATGACGATGAAGTTACTTTAACTGAGGTAACTGGTTCACAATTGGCTACTTCTGGAATAGTTTTACCAATTAGCAGCAAATTCGGGTCTGAAGACTTGAATTTATTAGAACAAGGCAAATTAAGAACACAAGACCAGAAGCTTTACGTAAACGGTTCATTGGACTTCAATACAGGTAGTTTAGTTTCAAAAATAATTATTGGAACAGATGCATTTACGTTAGTTCCTTTAGGCGGAATTCCTTATGAAGTAGAAGGAGTTCAAATTTATAAAAAAACTTATATAAGAAGTCTTCCAACAGGTTCACTTATGGGCGAGTAAATGTATAAAGTAACAGGAATAAAAAAAACAATTGCTTTTTTAATGGCTAAGAAAATTAAAATTAATATAGATACAAAAAAAGGCATTAAAACAGCAGGAGAATTTTTAAAAGAAGAAGTTATATCTTCTATAGACGGTAAGCGAGCCGAAGAAAGAAGTGTAGACACTGGCGACTTTAAAAATTCAGTATCATTAACAGTTTCAAACGATAAAGCAACTGTTTCAAGTGACGTTGATTATTCAAAATCACTGGAATATGGTACAAGTAAAACAAAAGCCAGAAGACATTTTCACAACAGTCTTGATAGAAACAAGACTAAAATAGTTAAAATAATTAAAGATAATATTTAACCCTGTTCATAATTGGACAAGGGTATGCCAAGCGAGGCGAGATAATGACAGTAGAATCAGACAGTTTTTACAGAGACATTCTTTTTTTCATAAAAGATAATCTTACTACAGGGATTACAGACCCAATCAGTACTACAAGAAGCACTCAATCAAGATTTGTAATGACAAGTTTTCCAAGCAGATTTGTACAGTACCCTCTTATTATAATTAAAATTACTAACGTTAGTGCCACTTCGGCTGGTATGCAGACTAATGCAATGGATGTAGTTATCTCAGTTGAAATTAGAGTTTGGGCAAGAAATCAAAAAGAAAAAGATGAATTAGCTAATGATTGTTTTAAATATCTTAGAGATTTACAGTTTACTGGTACAGGAAGCATAGCAAATTATCTTCATAATTTTAAATTAAAAAGTTCAGTTGAAGTAGATGAAGACGGCGATAATCAGCCCAAATCAAGAATACTTGAAATAGAGTATAAATTCTTCAACGTGTAAAAAAATAGGTGATTTTTATATCAGACCGAGATGAAACAGATTGGATAGAAACATACGAACCTTGGAGACTAAAAGGTACAGTAAAAGAAGTAACAGAGAAAATGGAGAAATTAGAATTAACAGAAAAGAAATTATATAAATTAACTAAAGATGAACAGATTAAAATTCTTAATTCAATTGGAGTGACTGACATTCCAAAATATGAAAAAGAACGAGTAGATAAAATAATGGAAACAGGTGATACCAGATGGCTCGCTATATAGGAGACCAAAATAAAGTAGTAGGCATACACGAAAGTGGAACTTACGGTGTACCAGAAGCAGGTGCAAATGGCGCTGCTGGAAGTACATTTTGGATAGGACAAGTAACAGAAAACAGTATAGATGACGCAGAGAATTATATTAGCGATAGATATATGGGTACTGCAAAAAGGACTTATGATACAATGACACTTGGACCAAGTGACGTAACAGGAACACTTTCACTTCATCCAAGCGATATGAGACTTCTTTTTTACGCAATTGGCTCTATTACAGAAGTTTCAGGGGCAACACTTACAACCTGCACACATGCAGTTTCTGAAGTTGATTCAGATGTATGGCAAAGTCCTTTTACAAGTGGAACAGATACACACCCAGCACCAATGAGTTTTACAATTGAAGATTCTAAGCAGTCAGTTGGAACAGGTAGGAACTTTGTTAGAACAGTTAAAGGAGCAGTAGTAGATACAGCTACTCTTACTATAGCGCAAGGTGAAAAAGCTACACTTGATATAGATTACATAGCACAAGATTTAGTAGTTTCTTCTGGTACTACAACTACACTTGTTAACAGTGGCACTCAGGCTCTTACTCCTTATATGTGGGAAAATTGTTTGTTAACATTAGCAGGAAGTCCAATGGATACAACTAAAGAAGTTAGCTTAGAAGTTAATAATAACTATACAGCACCTCATTACGTTAATGGAAGTAGAGTAATAGGCGTTCCTTATGTTGGAAACAAAGACTACACAGTTTCAGTTACAATGGACTTAGACGGACAAGACGCTATTTGGTTATACGAGAAATATTACAAAGGTGGAAGTACTTTTAACGGTGACTTGGATATGAATGCTGATATTACAGCAGTTGGAAGTAAACATACTGCTATTATATTAAGCGGATGTCAGATAACTTCAATGGAGAACCCAAGTACAGCAGACGTAGAGACAACTGAAACAACTATAGAAATAAGACCACAAACAGTAGCTGGTTCAACTTGGGATAGAACAGCAAATTATGGAGCTTGGTAAATATGAGTAATTTAAACGTAACTGATATAGTATTTCAACGTGGTGAAAACGGGTGTTTGATTCCGCAAGAAATACAATTGAATTTAATTAATAAACCAATTATTAAAGTCGTACCTATACCAAGAGGAAAACTACAGGAAATACATGCATTAGCTACTTCAAGTAACGCAGCTGAAAAAGTGAAAGCAGACAATGAATTAATTAAAAAAGGTTTGATTGAACCAAAACTAACAGATGAACAAATAAACGATTTAATGCCTAAATACGCAAACGCTATCGCAATTGCTATTATGTCAGTTAGTTTAGGCGTAGAACAGAAAGAAGTTGAAGAAAAGGCTGATAAAGTTATTAAAGACCAAGAAAACGAACTTAAAAAAAAATTAGAGAAGAAGATTTGATTCTCTGGCTACATTCAATTGGGTACACTGTTTTTACAATACCCAATTTAACTTATCCAGAGATTAATATGTTAATAAAAACAAAAAATAGAGAAATTAGAAAAAATAATAAAGAAACAAAAAAATCAGAAAGAAAGTCAAAAAGGTAATTAAATGGGAATAGGTGCTTTAGGTGACGCAGGTGTATCAATTGTTATATCTGCTAAAGATGAATTTAGTAAAGAATTTGCTAAAGTAAATAAGACATTGGTAGCTACCGGGGCAGCTATAACTGCGTTTGGTGTAGCTGGAATAGCGGCATTTTCAAAAACTATTCCCGGAGCAAGAGATTTAGCAGAAGAAACATCTAAACTTAAAACAGTTTTTGATGAAATAAATCAGACTGAATTAGAAAAAACTGTGAAAGAATTGGGTGAAGCTTATATTCTATCTGACAGACAAACAACTAGATTATTAGCTTCTACAGGCGATTTGTTAACAGGACTTGGTTTTGCTGATGATGTAGCTTTAGATTTTTCAAAAAGTGTAGTAGAATTGGGTTCAGATTTAGCTTCGTTTAATAACTACCAAGGTGGTGCTGCTGGTGCTGCCGAGATATTAGAAAAAGCTCTGTTAGGAGAACGAGATAGTTTAAAACAATTAGGTATTTCTATTTTAGAAAGTGATGTAAAAAACCAGTTGCTTATAGATGGTACTTCTGAATTGGAAGGACTTGCACTTAAACAAGCTAGAGCAAATGCTACACTTACGCTTATAATGGCTCAGTCTGGAAACGCAATTGGAGATACTGCAAGAACGTCAGAAGATTTAGCAAACAGACAAAGGGAATTAACAAGGCAAATGGAAAACGCAGCAGATTCAATTGGTACTTTATTGCTTCCAATCGCCCTTGAATTGACTAATGTTGCAATATCTTTAATTGAACATTTTGGCGGTTTAAGCGATAAACAAAAAAAATGGATAGTTATAATTGGTTTGGCTGCAACTGCGTTGGCATTGATACTTGGACCGTTATTGATATTATTAGCATTATTACCTGCTATTAGCGCAGGAATTGGAGTATTGACAACAGCAACTGCATTATTTACAGCTACTAATTTTTGGTGGATTGCTGGTATTTTGGCAGCTATAGCAGTAATAGGAACTATTATTTACGCAATTAAAAACTGGGATAAAATAGTTAAAAAATTGGGTGAAATGTGGAATTGGTTTAAAAACAGTGTAATTACACCAGTATTTAATTTCTTAAAAGATAAATTTGAACCTCAGATAAACGCTGTTAAGTTGATTATAGAAATATTAAAAAGTGCAATTGGATTATTGGGCGAAAAGTTTAACTGGTTAAAAAACAGTATCCTTACTCCAGTTTGGAATACTTTTAAAGATATTTATACTTGGTTAAAGAATAAATTTTTAGGTGTTATTGGCAGTGTTATTGACAAAATAAGAAGTGTAATTTCTTTAGCTAAAAAAGCTGGTGGAAGTATTGCTTCTGGTGCAGCTAAAGTATTAGGAAGCAGACAAACTGGCGGTTATATACCTCAGACTGGTTTATATAATTTACACCAAGGTGAATATGTCGTTCCTAAAAAAGATGTTGACAAAGGCAACTCAACTGTTATTAACATAAACAATCTAAACGGTTTTAATGCAAGAGATATAGCAAACCAGTTACAAAAAGAATTAAATAAAAAGATTTGATAATATGAGATGGCAAGATGTTTCAAAAGTATTAGCAGGAATGGGTACGATAGGAGTAGTTGGATTGTTCTCTTATTTGTTTTTATTAACAGGAATGGAATACACGCATTCAGGGGATAGTGATTGTAGTTATGTGGACGGAATCTATCAGTGCAATGCGACAATAAACATAACCACAAAGTTTTGGAACTTTGAATTTGAACATCTAAAAAATGATAGTTATATTTATCTGC